CGCTTGGGTCATGATCTGGTCTCCGATCCGGGGGTGATTTCCTGATCAGAGAATCGCTCTATCGCGCAGCGTAATCAACTGAATAAGATCACTATTTCCATTTAACTCCAATATCTTGAGGTTAATGCAATCGCCATGGAAGGCATGTCAGAACGCGAGTATTCCGCCCATACCGGCCTGTCGCGCGGGGCGATCCAGAAGGCACGCAAGGCCAGTCGGCTGGTGGTTTACAGCGACGGGTCGATCAACGCCGCCGCGTCTGATGTGCGCCGAGCCGACATGACTGATCCTGACCAGCAGCGGCGCAGCACCGGCGGCGGCGATAGCAGTTTCAGCGGCCCCGCCGACAGCTCGTCGTACCTGAAGGCCCGCACCGCGCTGACCGTCTACCAGGCGCAGGACAAGCAGCTTGGCATCCAGAAGAAGAAGGGCACGCTGGTTGACCGCGCGCGCGCCGAGGCGCTGGTCTTCCGGTTGGCGCGGCAGGAACGCGACACATGGGTGACGTGGCCCAGCAGGGTGGCGGCATTGATGGCGGCCGAAGTGGCGGCGGAAGTGGAAAAGCAATCTGAGAGACCAGTAATCATCGAGGCCGCGATCCTGCAGAGGGTGTTGGAAGCCCATGTCAGACAGCACCTCGATGCCCTCGCCGATCTCCGGGTCAGCCTCGGATAACGACAACACGGCCAGCGATGACCTGACCGCAGACCTCGACCTCGGGTTTGATGGGGCCGAGGATATCTTGCGCAGCTGGCGCAAAGGCATGCGCCCGGATCCTGACCTGACGGTGTCGGAATGGGCGGATGCGCATCGCTGGCTGTCGTCGCGTGCTGCGGCCGAACCGGGGCGGTATCGCACCGCGCGAGCGCCCTATCTGCGCGAAATCATGGATGCCCTGTCGCCCCGCCACCCGGCGCAACGGATCAGCTTCATGAAGGCGGCACAGGTCGGGGCCACCGAGGCGGGCAACAACTGGATCGGCTTCGTGATCCACCATGCGCCGGGGCCGATGCTGGCCGTGCTGCCAACGGTGGAGATGGCCAAGCGGTCGTCGCGCGGGCGGTTGGACCCGCTGATCGCCGAGAGTCCCGTGCTGCGTGCACTGGTCAATCCGGCCCGGTCGCGCGACGCTGGAAATTCGATGCTGTCCAAGGAATTCCCCGGCGGCATCCTGGTGCTGACTGGGGCGAACTCGGCGACTGGCCTGCGCTCGATGCCTGCCCGCTACATCTTTCTGGACGAGGTCGACGCCTATCCGGCCTCTGCTGACGAGGAAGGCGATCCGGTCACACTGGCCGAGGCGCGGACCACCACCTTCTCGCACCGGCGCAAGGTGTTCATGGTTTCCACCCCGACGATCCGTGGCATCAGCCGGATCGAGCGCGAATATGAGGCATCCGATCAGCGCCGGTATGTTGTGCCCTGCCCGCATTGCGGGGCGATGCAATGGCTGCAGTTTGAGCGCCTGCGCTGGGACAAGGGGCGGCCCGACACCGCTGCCTATCATTGCGAGGGGTGCGAGAAACCCATTGCCGAGCACCACAAGACGCAGATGCTGGAGCGGGGCGAATGGCGGCCGACGGCTGTGTCGGCTGATCCGCATTCAATCGGCTTTCACATCTCGGCGCTCTATTCACCATTGGGCTGGAAGAGCTGGCAACAGATCGGTCGGGACTGGCTCGCGGCCCAAGGCTCAGAGGAAATGCTGCGCGCCGCACGCAACACCCTGCTGGGCGAAACATGGGTGGAGTCTGGCGATGCGCCGGAATGGCAGCGGCTGGCGGAACGACGCGAAGCGTTCGGGACACAAATCCCCGAGGGTGGGTTGTTCCTGACGGCTGGTGTTGATGTGCAGAAAGACCGCATCGAGGTTGACGTCTGGGCTTGGGGTCGCGGCTTAGAGAGCTGGCTGGTCGATCACATCGTCATCGCCGGTGGTCCCGACGATCCGGCCTGCTGGGACAAGTTGACGGCGCTGCTTGGACGCACTTGGAGCCACGCCAATGGCGCGGTGATGATGATCGGCAAGCTGGCCATCGACACCGGCTATGAAGCGGCGGCCGTTTACGCGTGGTCTCGCAAGCAAGGCTTTGAGCAGGTCTCGCCGGTTAAGGGCTTGGAAGGCTTCAACCGCGCGACGCCAGTATCGGGGCCAACCTTTGTTGACGCCACCATCGGCGGCAAACGCCTGCGCCGCGGTGCTCGGCTGTGGTCCGTGGCCACCGCCACCTTCAAGACCGAGACCTATCGCTTCCTTCGGCTGGAACGCCCCTCCGATGAAGACCGGGCGCTGGGTGCGCTCGATGCCCCCGGCACCGTGCACCTGCCCGACTGGATCGACACCGAATGGCTGAAGCAGCTGGTGGCAGAACAGCTGGTCACGGTGCGCAACAAGCGCGGTTACAGCCACCCCGAATGGCAGAAAATGCGCGAACGCAATGAGGCGCTGGACTGCCGAGTTTATGCCCGGGCGGCGGCGTGGATCATGGGCGCGGATCGCTGGGATGAGGCAACCTGGCGGCGGCTGGAAGAACAGGCAGGGGTGGAAACGCGCCCGGCACCGCAACTGGCCACGCCGATTGAACCAACAACGCCTGCCGCGCCAAAAGCCGGAACACCAACAACGCCACGGCGCAAACGCCGGGCCTACACACCGAACTTTATGAGGAATTGAGATGGATCTGGAACGGATGCGCGCCTTGCTGGCGGCACTGCAGGAAGCGCGCTACGCGGGCGTCCGCTCTGTTAGCTATGACGGCAAGTCGATCAACTATGGGTCAGATGCGGAACTGGCCAACGCGATCAGCGATCTGGAAGGCCGGATTGCCACTGTCGCTTCCGGCAGGCCACGTCGCCGCCGCTGGGGCACTGTCGCGTCAAAGGGTCTGTGATCCATGGCGTATGAAACGTTCCGCCAGCGGCTTGGCAGCATCATCGGCGGGTTTGATGCGGCGCAAGCTCACCGACGGCTCCGAGGTTTCCGGGCCAGTCGCGCCCATGTAAATACGCTGATCGCGGCCTCGGGCGACACCATCACCGCCCGCGCCCGCTGGCTGGTGCGCAACAATGGCTATGCCGCGAACGCCGTCGAGACCTTCGCCAGCAATGTTGTGGGCGACGGCATCAAGCCCTCATCGTCAATCGCAAATGCCGCCAAGAAGGAAGAACTGCAGGCACTATGGCTGGCCTGGACCGATGATGCGGACGCCGAAGGACTGACCGATTTCTACGGGCTGCAGCGCCGGGTAGCCCGCGAGGTGTTTCTGTCGGGCGAAGTCTTCATTCGCATCCGGCCCCGGCGGGCGGAAGACGGATTAACCGTCCCGCTGCAATTGCAGATGCTGCCTGCGGAAATGCTGCCCTTGGACATGAACCGCACCCTGCCCGGCGCTGGGCTGATCCGGCAGGGGATCGAGTTTGATGGCATCGGTCGCCGCGTCGCCTATCACTTCTTGCGCCGCCATCCCGGTGATTTGACCGATCCCGGCCTCACCAATGAGACCGTCCGTGTTCCTGCCGCAGATGTGATCCACGTGCTGGACCCAGTGGAAGCGGGCCAGCTGCGCGGTGTGTCGCGGTTTGCCGCCGCCATCGTCAAGCTGTTCACGCTTGATCTCTACGACGACGCAGAGTTGGAGCGCAAAAAGATTGCGGCAATGTTCGCAATGTTCATCACCTCGCCAGCGCCCGAAACCCCGCTGGAACCGACCGAGGACGATCTGGAGGTTGAGCCTGGTCAAGTCGTGCGGCTCGATCCCGGCGAGGATGTCTCAACGCCTGCCACACCAGATTCTGGTGGCACCTATGAGCTATTCCAATACCGGACGCTGCTGCAAATCGCGGCAGCGCTGGGCATCCCTTATGGCTATCTGACGGGTGACACCGCCAAGGGCAACTTCTCAAACACACGGATATCGCTGATCGAATTCCGCCGTCGCATCTCGGCCTTGCAACATGGCGTGCTGGTGTTCCAGCTCTGCCGCGCGGTGTGGTCCCGCTGGATGGATGTAGCGGTGCTGTCCGGTGCTATTGATCTGCCCGGCTATGATCAACAGCGCCGCCAATATCAGGCCTGCGCCTGGTTGCCGACGAAATGGGACTGGATCGACCCGATGAAGGACGCCTCTGCCGAGATCCTGCAGATCGAGTCCGGTCTAAAATCCCGCACGCAGGCAATCTCGGAACGTGGCTACGACGCCGAACAGGTCGACCGCGAAATCGCCGCCGAGCGCAAACGCGAGCTGGCGCTGGGTCTCGACTTTCGCCGTCCGGGATCTCCGGTGCAGGGGCCGGGTGCTGCCAGCGGCAAGGATGACAAGCAGGACGGCGCGGAAGGCGACGACGCGCCTGAAGATGCTGAAGACACGGCTGACCCCAAGGAGGGGGCATGATGCACCACGCACAGATCGCCCAGCGCGCCTTCAACACGCCGTTGATGGTGGACCCAGCCAAGGCGCTGGCGTTCCTGTCCGGGCTGGGGCCTCGCATCACGGGGCAGGAAATCACCTTCCATGGACTGGAAGTAGAAGCCGCTGACCAGACTGCCGCCAGCCAGCCTGCCCGGGCGTCGCTGTTCGGCAATGATCTTGCCCAGCGCCATCAGCGTAACGGTAGCCAGCCCTTCGCCTTGGTCGACGGCATTGCCGTGATCGAGATTTCAGGAACGCTGGTGCATCGCGGCGCGTGGATCGGGCAATCTTCCGGACTGACCTCCTATGAGGGGATCGCGGCCCAACTGCAGGCCGCGCTGTCCGATCCCGGCGTGCGCGGCATTGCGTTGGACATCGACAGCTTCGGTGGCGAGGTCGCTGGTGCCTTCGATCTGGCAGATCGCATTCGGGCGGCGCGGACGCAAAAGCCGGTGCACGCCTTCGTTGCTGAACATGCACTGTCCGCTGGCTACGTTCTGGCCTCCCAAGCCGACCGCATCATCCTGCCCCGGACGGGGGCGGTCGGCAGCATTGGCGTGGTGGCGCTGCACACCGATATGAGCGGGGCACTCGACCAGAAGGGCATCGCC